GGCATCGACGGTGTAGTCGCCCTTGATCGCCTCGTCATCGCTGTACTGCATGTTCCAGTCATAGAAGCGCGAGATGGTCGGCCGGGTGATGTCGTCGTCCCAGTTCTTCACCGCGCGGCGCAGCACGATGTTGGCCGAGTTCATCAGCATGGCCATGCCAGAGCTGGTGTCGGTGACGTGGGAAGCCTGCTCGCCCTGGGCGATAAGCGGCAGGTTCGTCTCCTCGTCGGCCAACTGGCGGGCCATGGTGAAAATGTTGGCGAACTCGGCCTGGTGATTGGGGATCGTGAAGCTGGCGAAGGCCTCGTTGACGCTGCGGTTCTTGTCGTTGAGGAAGTACAGCTTCTTCTTGCCAGGCTGGCTCGACCAGCTACCGTCTGCCGGCTGGATCAGGTGCCGGTTGGCGACGATGATGTCGCTGGCCGAGCTGCCGGCGTTGTCCAGCATCATCCGCCAGGCGGCGTTGATGACCCGCTGGGGTTGGCGCATCAGGTACGGAATACCGAACCCGAACATCGCCGACTCGTCCTTCTCCCAGTTGAAGACCGAAAAGGGCCGATCTTCGGTATCCATGGGGTTGAGGACCACCTTCAGCACGTTGTTGCCGCTGAAGAAGACGACCGCCTCGACCTCGTCGTTGAGCTCGTCCACCTCCTCCTCGGTGATCTCCTCACCGGCCTCGCCGAAGGCATCCAGCAGCTCGGCCTTGCTGATCGGGCCGTGGTACTCCCACACCTCGTACTTGTTGGTGGAGTTGATCGAGTCCACCCCGGTGATCGCGCGGATGTCGTTGGTATGGTCCTTTGCGATCTGGCTGTTGTCCTTGCCGCCCTTGACCACAGCACGCAGCTGCTCGTCCAGCACCCCGGGCATCCGGGCGAATTCGCGCAGCTGACGCTTCGTCCAGAGGTGGCGCTCGAAGATGAACTCCGCCTCCTCGATGTGGCGGGCGCTCATGTCGGGGAAGAAGTCCCAGGGGTCCACCCGCTCGGCAGATGGCTCCAGGGCCTCCTGGATGGTTAGCTGCGAGATGCCGCCCTGGGTGTCCCAACGCTTCTTGGTGCGCCCGACGATCACCGGTCCCTTGATCACCCCGGTGCCAAGCAGTGCGGCGTCGTGGATGACGTCGCGGCACTTGATCTGGTAGCGGCCTTCCTGGAGCTGGTCGTTGATCTCGTCCTGCATGGCGCGGGCCTTCTTCTTGGCCACCCGCTTGACCTGCTCAGCGATCTGACTGAGATCGACGGGCTCGCCGTTCGGCCCCAGGGCCGTCTCGCCAGGCTCCACCCCTTCCAACTCCGGCACCGGCGTGGGCCCGATGCCCCAGTTGCGGTCGTCGGTTGGGAACAGCATGTCCTGCAGCCGGGCCTCGGCCGCGTTGGTCTTGTTACGGGTGATGTTGACGAATACCTTGCTGCCCTCGGAGTCCTGCAGGTTGGCCGAGGTGACCGGGTCGTACTCGCCATGGTACTGACGCAGATCCTCCAGCCAGCGCTGCTCGAGGCTCGCGCGGCTCTGAACCTGCTCATGGGCCATGCGCGTCAGCCGGTGGGCGAAGCGCTGCAGGCGCTCGGCAGTCAGCTCCATCTCGCCCTGCTGGTCGGTGTCGTGTACTTGGTCTGTCATCAGAGCCTCACGGCTGGGGTCGGTGTCAGTAACCAGTGGTGGCGTCGGCGACCACGCGGGCTTGGACGTCCTGCTTGATGCGGACCGGCTCGGCAAAGGTCAGGGCTAGGGCGTCGCCAGCGTCCGGGCTGCGTAGCCCACGCTTGGCGATGTCTTCCTTGCTCTCGAGGATCCGTCGCTGGTTGCTGTCATAGCGATAGGCCGGCCCGCACAGGTCGGCATGCAGCGCGTCTCTGTCGGGGATCATCACCGGGGCGGTGTCGTCGATCAACCAGTCGCGCATCAGCCACCACATCTCGGCACGCTTGTTGCGATAGAGCTCAGGGTCGCCGGCGGCGGCACCGAAGTTGACAGCCTCGACGATGTCGCCGTAGCCAAGCTCCTCGAGGCGGTCCACTACCCCGGCGCCCAGGCCACCGACATCGATGGCCACCTGGGCCGGCTTCTCCTTCTTGATGATCGAGGCGACGATGCCAGCGATCTCCATGGTGGAGCGCTTGGTGTACGTCTCGAGCGAGTAGGCCGCCCGGTTCCGCCGGCGGATGATCGCGGTGCGGTCGCTACCGAACCTGGCCGGGTCCACGCCGATGATCAGCGGCCCGCTGCCCAGGCACTTGTAGCGGCGGGCGGCGATCACCGGCTCGGGCGTGATCAGAGTGTCGCCCCCAGAGACCTGGAACGCCTCCTGGGCGGTCATCGGGTATTCCTGCTTGAAGGCACTGGTGCCCTCTATGCCGTCGGCGGAGAGCTCGGCGATCTTGAAGCGCCGGAACTGAAGCTGCTCGTCGTCCAACCCGAACAGCTTGACTAGAACCTCCTCGGCGTCCGTCCTGACGAAGCCCTCCAGCACCGGCTTGCGATACTCGGCCTGCCAGTACCAGGGCACGAAGATCGCCAGGAACTCACTCTCGCCGGCCTCGGCCGCTTGCCACTGCTGGTGGAAGTAGTTGCCGATGCCGTTGGCGGTGGACTCGAGCACCACCTCGGTGTCCGGGGCGTCCGGCACCGCCTGTAGGATCCCCTTGGCGTGCTCCGAGGCATGTGGCCAGAAGGCCACCTCGGAACCGTGGAAGTACTGGATTGTGGTGCCACGGCCAACGGACTTGTTGCCGGCGGTGCCGACCTTGTAGCCCGAGTCGAGGCGGTCGAAGTACAGCTCTCTCGCGTTGGAGGCGCCGTTCGAAGGCCTGACTAGGGCCGGGCAGTTGTCGTGATAGCGCTCGGCCATCTCGAACAGCGCCCCGGTGGACTCCGCCTCGTGGGTGAGGATGAAGGAGCGTACCCCCTTGCGATGGCTGACCAACCAGTAGAAGCGCCCCTCGGTGTAGGTCGAGGCGCCCTGCTGGCGACCCTTGAGGATCAGTGCCCGGACCTTGCCGGTCTGGCGTTTCTGCTCCTCGAGGCAGGCATGGATATGCCGCTGGGCCTGGTTGAGCTCGAAGGGCACGACACGGCCGCTCTTGGAGCGGATCTTCAGGGCCCTGGGGGCGTAGTGCTCGAAGTCGTCCTTCAGCCGCCGGCGGATCGTCATCTCGCGCTCATTCACTCGAGCGCCTCCAGGGCATCCTCATGGCTGATTGCCAGTCCGCCGGACAGCTCCTTCTGCTCCTTGAAGGCCTGGACATCGACGTGCTTGCCGAGCAACTCCAGGTTCTTCACCTTGTCCGGCCACTTGATCTTCTTCAGCAGACCAATCATTTGGCGCTCGCCCCCGGAGCCTTCCCACAGCTCGGATAGATCCATGCCACTGACGTAGGTGCGCCAGGCCGTAGGCCAGTTACGTACCGCCTTCACGCTGCCGTCATCGCGGAGGATGTCGGCCACGTCCATCTGGTCGATCTCTACCAAGCGATGAAGCACATAGGCTGCGTCGATCTTGGTCTCTTCGGAGCGCTCGGCTTTGGCCGCGGCGATGGCGTCACGAACTGGCGCTTTCTGTAGCAGCTGGTAGGCGGTCTCCGACGCTCGCTTGTCACTGTACCCGGCGCGGATCGCTGCCTGGGTGCCATTGAGGTCTACGAGATACTCTTCGACGAATCGCTGCTGCTTTGCAGTCGGTTTGCGGGCCATATCGTTCACGCGGGCCTCACGGCCGGCGTCTCCATTGAATAGGGTGATGCGATGGCCGGGGCTGGTATCAGTCGTGGCTTCCCGGCTTTAAAGTGCCAGCGATCACCGCATCAATAATGTGCCGGGCGTCTCACGACGAGCCGGCGGGTGCGGGAGGTGCCTCACGGCAGGTCCCTATCCCCTCGGGGATTCTTGGGTCAGAGCTGTACCAGCTTCCGGCCTCCATTCTTGTCATCGGCGATCTGGGCGCCGGGAACGTAGGTGAGTGCTTCGGCAACTGAATAGGTGCCATCGATGTTGCGCTGTTGCGTGGTCACCTGGACGACACAGCCACCAGGCACCTGCATAGCCTTGGCGCTTTTCATCCAGCCCTCGTTCTCGCTGGACGCCTTACACAGCAGGGCGAAGGTGTCGCCGTTGCCGACCACCTTGATGTCCTTCACGTTCTGGCGGGCGCCGGAAACGTCGGAGTTGTGCAGTGTCTTGTTCATGGGTTCAGCTCCCATCGGTTGGGTTTATAAAGCCTGGCGGCGGGGCATTAAGCCCCTTGGACTGGATCTGCTGCTCGACGGTCTGGTCGTCACTCACTTGGCAATCCCCTTTATCATTCCCATGAAGCCGCCTGGCTGTTGTCCGGCGGCCACCTGCTTGTCTTGCGAGCGCTTGTGGACATTGATCCCCAGCACGGCAAGCGCCACGGACCACATCGGCGTCAGTGCGGTGATGGACTGGGCAACCGTGCCGGCCTCCTCCGGGGTGGCGATGATGGTCCAGCCAATAGCGATCGACTGCAGTGCCCAGGACACGGCAACCAGGTAGCCGAAGGTAGGACGCCAGCGGCGCACATAGGCGTCATCGGCTTTGGCTTCGGTGCGGATGGTCTCGTTGACCTCAGCCAGCCGTGCCGTCTCTTCGGCCGCCTGAGCAGCCTCGGCATCCAACCGCAGGCGCTCGAACTTCTCGCGATGCTCGTTGTTGATTCGGATCAGCTCGGCC